ACATTGAAGAGGACGAAGACTTTGAAGAGGTTCTAGGTCCATTGGGTTTCCCAGAAGACGAGACAGAATTATTTGACGCAGAGTACCAAGGTAGGAAAGTTCCACTTAACAAACCCATGCGTGGTGATGTCAAGAAATTTAAAGTTTATGTGAAAGATCCTAAAACAGGCAATGTTAAAAAAGTTAATTTTGGACACGGTGGTACAAGTGCGAAGAGACCAACCATGAGGATCAGGAAATCAAATCCAAAAGCGAGAAAATCATTCAGGGCGAGACACAACTGTGCCAACCCAGGACCAAAGACCAAAGCGAGATACTGGAGTTGCAGGAAGTGGTAAAAGTAAACGAAGTAGTAGGAATCACAGAAGAAGAATTTGAACAACTAGCAGAGAAGCAAGACGCCTGCTATCACAAAGTCAAATCAAGATACAAAGTATGGCCTTCGGCCTACGCCAGTGGTGCATTGGTGCAGTGCCGTAAAAAGGGTGCGGCCAACTGGGGCAACAGCAAGAAAAAATAATGAGAGCCAGTGAGATAATCACAGAGAAGTGTTGGAAAGGCTACACCAAGAAGGGCATGAAGACCTTGTTCGGCAAACGTGTGCCCAACTGTGTCAAGAAGGAAGACGTAGACTTCTGTGTGAACTGTGGTGAATTAGTGTTCGCGGAATCACTGAACGAGAATCTCAAGAAATGGTTCAAGGACAAATGGGTACGTTTTGGTCCTGATGGCAAGATCAGGGGAGACTGTGCGAGAGGTTCCAGCAAAGAAGGTAAGCCTAAATGCCTACCAAGATCGAAAGCACACGCACTGGGCAAGAAAGGCAGGAAGTCCGCGGCATCAAGAAAACGTAGACAAGATCCAAGCAAGAATAGACGTGGTAAAGCCAAGAACGTTGCTACCAAGAAAAAATAATTTGCATTCCTTACAATTCTGTTATATACTTGTTGGATAACAACAGGAGAAACAAATGGCAGTAAGAAACTTTAATGACGCTGAAAAGCAGAAATTGATCCAGATCATTTCCCAGGGTTCACAGGTACTAGGTGAGGTTGAGGACTTGAAGGGTGGATTGAAAGACACAGTAAAAGCAATATCAGAAGAACTAGAATTGAAACCAGCACTTATCAACAAAGCGATATCCGTTGCACACAAAGGCAACTACCAGAACATCGCAGATGAGATGGACACGCTGGAAAGCATACTGAACACGGCCGGCAAACTTTAATGTTGGACAAAGTCAGATCATTCTGGCTTCGTAGTTTTGAGAGTGACCGGACAGCGTTCTACTTTGAACTGGTCAGTTTCATATTCACAGTTGGAGCCAGCCTTACACTAGCGATCACAGCCTCAGATCCGGACATGACTATCGTGTATCCGGGATTCTTGGTAGGAGCACTAACACAATGTTATGCTTCATACAGGAGAGAAGCGGCATTCGTAATGATGATCACTGGCTACTTCGCAATCATAAATGTCTACGGTTACGGCGTGGCAAGTTATTGGTGGTAAGATGAGTTACATAGATGCACTATTCAAAAAAGATGAGGACAAGATATACGTCGTAGAACGTGATCCCAAGAAGGGCAGGATCTTCACAGAGTACGATGCCAGGTACGTGTTCTACTACGAGGATCCAAGGGGCAAACACAGGTCAATGACCGGTGCACCATTACAGAGGGTGCAGTGTGCGACCAACAAGGAATTCATAAAAGAGCAACGTATAAGATCCAACAAGCAACTGTACGAGAATGACATCAATCCTGTGTTCAGGTGTTTGGAAGAGAACTACTTGGGCAAGGAGACGCCCAAATTGAATGTAATGTTTTTTGATATTGAAGTGGACTTCGATCCCGATCGAGGTTATTCAACAACAGATGATCCGTTCATGCCCATAACTGCCATAAGTTGTTACATGAGCTGGACGGACCAACTGGTCACTTTCGCAGTACCTCCCAAAACTATCAGCATGGACGATGCCAAAGAGCTCACAAAGAGATTTGACAACACAATGCTTTTTGAAAAAGAAAAGGACATGTTAGATGCGTTCCTAGAACTTGTGCAAGACGCAGACATACTTTCGGGTTGGAACAGTGAGGGATATGACATTCCATATACTGTGGGTAGGATACAGAAAGTGTTGAGTTCAGACGACACAAGACGTCTTTGTTTTTGGGGTGAGAAACCCAAGAAGAGGGTGTTTGAGAAATACGGCAGGGAACAGTTAAGTTTTGATCTCGTGGGTCGTGTACACTTGGACCTGTTGGAACTATACAGGAAATACACATATGAGGAAAGACACAGTTTTAGACTAGACGCCATAGGTGAACACGAACTAGATGAGAGGAAAACAGTTTACGAAGGCTCGCTGGATAACTTGTACAAGAACGACTTTGGATTGTTCATAGAATACAACAGACAGGATACTGCACTGTTGGCCAAACTGGAGAAGAAATTGAAGTTCATAGAACTGGCCAATGAGATTGCACACCAGAACACTGTACTACTACAGACAACGATGGGTGCGGTTGCGGTCACAGAACAAGCAATCGTAAATGAAACACACAGACGTGGAATGCAGGTGCCGGCCAGGAAGTACAAGAAAGACGGTGAAGAGAACCAACCGGCGGCAGGAGCACACGTGGCAACCCCACAAAAGGGAATACACGACTGGATAGGGTCTGTTGACATAAACTCTCTGTATCCAAGTGTGATCAGAGCACTGAACATGGGTCCGGAGACCATAGTGGGCCAGATAAGACCAGTTATAACTTCGGCAGAGATCAACAGGGCCAAACACGCGAAGAAATCATTCGCGGCCGCTTGGGATAGCCAGTTTGGTAGTTGGGAGTACCAGGCAGTGATGAATCAAGAGAAGGGCACGGAGATAATCGTGGACTGGGAAGACAAGACCAGTGTGCGTATGAGTGCGGCACAACTGTACGAGATCGTATTCGACGGCAACAACAAATGGATGTTGAGTGCTAACGGAACTATATTCACATACGAGTATGAAGCAATCATTCCAGGTCTGTTGAAACGTTGGTATGAGGAGAGACAGGAAATGCAAAGAAAGATGCGTGACTGTGGAGACAACGAAATCGAAAGAGAATATTGGGACAAGAGGCAACTGGTTAAGAAGATTAACCTAAACAGTCTGTATGGTGCGATCCTAAATCCAGGCTGTAGATTCTTTGACATAAGGATTGGACAGAGTGTGACACTCACAGGTAGGTGTATTACAAAACACATGGCCAGCAAGGTCAATGAGATCGTGGCGGGCAAGTATGACCATAAAGGTGAAAGTGTTGTTTATGGAGACACAGATTCCGTTTACTTCTCAGCATACAAGACACTACAGAAAGAGATCAACGAAGGTGTTATACCGTGGACCAAAGATTCAGTCGTGGCACTGTATGACAGGATAGCGGATGAGGTCAATGGATCATTTAAATCATTCATGACCAAAGCATTCCACACACCGAGCACACGTGGAGAAGTCATAGCGGCGGGTAGAGAACTTGTGGCATCAAAAGGATTGTTCATCACAAAGAAGAGATATGCTGTACTGTACTACGACAAAGAAGGCAAACGTGCAGATGTTGACGGCAAGGATGGCAAGATGAAAGCGATGGGACTGGATCTCAAAAGATCAGACACACCTGTATTCGTGCAGGACTTCCTGAGTGATCTTCTATACATGGTCCTACAAGGCAAGGACGAGAAAGAGGTACTAGAAAAAATTAGCGAATTCAGGGCAGAGTTCAAATCCAGACCAGGTTGGGAAAAAGGATCTCCCAAGAGGGCAAACAACATGACCAAGTACACAGCGGCAGAAGAAAAAGCCGGTAGAGCAAACATGCCAGGACACGTCAGAGCCAGCATGAATTGGAACAGATGTAGAGAAATGTACGGAGACAAGTATTCAATGCCCATAACGGATGGTGCGAAAGTGATTGTGTGCAAACTGAAACAGAACCCACTGGGCTACACTAGTATAGCATATCCTGTGGACGAGATGCGTATTCCGGAGTGGTTCAAAGAACTACCATTCGACGGCGATGCAATGGAATCAACTATACTGGACCAAAAGATCGACAACCTCATAGGAGTTCTAGGGTGGGACGTGCAGTCAACGGAGACCACGAATACATTTAACAAACTGTTCGAATTTTAAATAACGTTATGTTAAGCATAGAAGAAATAAAATTATTAATTGAAAAACTAGAAAAAGTCAAACAAGAAGATTTACAAGAGTTAATTGATTCTAATCTTAAAACATTGAAAGACATAGAACTAGCCGTTGATGCCAACAACAAAGAGGTCATAGACAGGATGGACAAGACTCCGGAGTGGTTCATTAAAGACCTAGAGCAGAAACAAAAGAACCCCACTGTTGATCCTATACTCGCAAGACAGATACAGACTAAAATATTCCAATTCTCTAGAACCAATCTCTACAACAGCCTAGAAATAGGTCCTGGCAACGGAATGTTCTCTATGGATTTCAGGACTTGGAAAACAAATTACTTTCTAGATATAACAAATGCTGTGGAAAAACCTATACTAGAGAAGTTCAATCCCGCACATAGAAAATATTTGAAATTTTACAAGACACAGAACACCGAGTGTTCAAACATACCACAAGGCAGTTGTAATTTTGTGTTTAGTTGGGACACGTTTGTGTTCTTTACACAACAACATGTGCAACAATATCTGAATGATATCAAGAGGGTCATGATCCCGGGAGGTTACGGTTTCATACAGTATGCTGACTGCCACTATGATGTTGAGTTAAATCTTGCTCAGAGAGGATATTGGAACTACAATACAAAAACAGCAATGACGCAGATGATCAAGGACGAGGGATATGAGGTTGTAGAAATGAACCAATTCAAACCCGGTGCCAGTTACGCCATTTTCCAAAAACCTGGTAAACAAAATCCGGTTGTGTACAGAGTTAGTGAAATAACACTAGACTAAGACCTAAATATCCTATACAATAAGAACATTATGATAGACATCTTAAAAGACATCGTTAAACATACGCATGGACTGGGATTCTTGGATCTTGTTAAGATCACTGGGGACGATAAGGAAACTACAATCGACTCAATGGCCGAAGACAGATCTGTGATCCTACAGGGGTCTTTCCACAAGCCACAGACGGAGATGACGGGTACGTTTGGTATGCCACAGATGGGCAAACTAGACATACACTTGAAGTGTCCGGAGTACAAGGAGAAGGCGAACATAACTGTGTTGTCCGGTGAGAGAAACGGTGCGACCATTCCCACAGGGATCCATTTCGAGAATGAAAAGGGTGACTTCAAGAATGACTACAGATTTATGAACGCTGAGATCATCAACGAGAAACTTAAG